ACCACTATTGGAAGTTTGAGTAGTTGTTGTGCCAGTTATTCTATTACCATAGTCGTGTCTGTACATATCATAAGTTGTGCCTGTAGTCCAGTTTCTTCTTGGAATACAATATGATACATCTGAAGCTGTAATTCTTTTTGCAGCCAATAAGTCGTCAAAATAGTAGAATTCGTCTTTGACTGAATCGACTGGAGTTAATGGAGAGGTATCAGAACCTTCATTTTCTGTTCTACTATCACCTCTTGTCTTTGTGCCATAGGCCTGTGGTCGACCAATAGCCATATGATACACCGTAGCCGCAGCTTCATTGAAAGATTCAACAAACTGTTCAGCATTGTGTACTCTAAATTTGTTAGTAATTATCGCTGGCATAACTTCCTCTTTTTAATTCTAATTATATTTATACAAGTTTTTAGTAACTAATGGAGATTTCCGTAGGATGTGCAATATAAGTTTTTAAATCATCTACTTCTAAATCTTGGAATTGAACAACCTCTCCATCAAGTGATGTATTTTGCAATCCTATTAATCTCATATCTCCCCAATTGACCAATTTCATTGGTGTTATATATGTGGTTACTGTACTATCTGCACCAACAGCCGCCGTTTGAGTATATGTGTGATTACCGCCGTACGGGTTAGTAGAACCAAAAATTGTATTAATATTTAGTGACTTCATACGAGGTCCACAATATGCGTAACCAAATTTTTGGTCAGAACCTCTAACATTAATAAAGATGTCTGCTGGTTGCCTTATTATCTTCATTTTATGAGTTAATGTTAAATCTCTTGTATTAGGTGTAAAGTGTTCACTCGTACTATCATCAAAATCAGGACTTACACCTAATTCAGGATTTGTTCGTAAAGTTGTACCATCATCTTCTGTACCCAATCTTCTACCAAATATTGTTGAGAATAGAGTTGCGATAACACCATAAATTGGACTTTCTGAAACGCCTGAAATTATACCTTCAACAGGTGAACTTATTTGAGCACTAATTTGTGATTGAATGTTAACTTGGCCTGTAAAATAGAAACCAGATGTGTGCATAGTTTTTTTGAAACTATTTCTCCAATCATTAATAGATTGGCCGACTCTAATTACATAAGAGAAATCCTGATAATATAAACTATCTTGTATTCTCATTGTGTTTTCAGAAACATGACCATCTTGGTTAATAAATGCACCTGAAGTAACTGCTACTGCTCCTACTGTAGTTGTTGCTGTAGCTTGGTCTGAATTTTTAACTGTGCCTGTTGTTAAAAGTAAATCGTCTGTAATTATTGTTTCATTTGCAAAAGTTCCTGTAGGATCTGTTAAACTTAAAATACCTCTATCACTATCGTAAGATACAACAGTTGCTGTTACTACATCGCCATTTACATCTTCACCTGTAACCGTGCCATTAGTAGTAAAGTCACCTGTAACACCTGCGACAATAACTTTTTTTCTAAGTGTTAAAGTTGGTGCCGGAGATAATTCATATTGAGCGCCAGCTTCAACAATTTTTGAAGTAATAATTCTTCCAATTTCATCACCGTAACATAATATCTTTCCGTCATTAACTTCACTTTCTGTATCAATTGTGATAATAGGTAATTTATCGTAATTATTTCCAGGATTAGTTAAGTAAACATCTGTAATATCACCTGAACCTGTTCCTACTTCTTGTATAAGTTTATTACCAGCATAAGCATCACCTCTAATAGTTTCTGTTTCTAAAACGATATGGTCTGTAATAGATGATGTATCGTCTGTATCTTGTAAGAGATAAGCAGGATTTTCTAATTCTCTTAAAGCTGATTCTTCTTGTACTAATTTAAATCCGTCTTCTAATAAAATTGTTCCTGGTTCATCTGTTTCAAGTAAAATTGTGCTTAATCCGTCAGAAGCACTTTCTAATAAAACAGAACCACTACCGTCTTCAAATAAAATTTGTAAAGCCGTATCATCTTCTGGTGTAAAACCACCGTTTACAACTGATACAAACCCAGCTGCTCCAGAACCTGTTGTTCCTGAATTGTCAAATACCAAATTATCACCTATTGAATAATCTGAACCAGCATTACTAATATATAAATTAGTTATTCCTCCACGGCCAATATCGTTAACCTGAATGATAGCGCCTGTACCGCCGGCAGTAATAGCTATATTTTCATCTGTTTCATATAAAGTACCATCATTATTAAAAGTAACTGCCTCAGGAATACCTGTAATATTTGCTTTAATATAAGTATCGTCATTATCTGTAGCAGTACCTCTAATTTGTTCACTTACAGAAAATGTTCCAACAATTGTTTCATTATTTAAAATAAATTCTGATACTTCATTTGTACCAATTCTAAATTTAAATACATTTTCAACAATTGCTGTTGCGCCTGAAGTAATACCCTCTATTTGTCTGCCAATTAAACTTAATGGATTTCCTACAGAAGAAATAACTCTTAAAATAGTTTTAGAGTCCCATTTACCATCAGATACTCTAAGCATCTGTTCTCTAGGATAAATCGTTTCTGATTGTAAACCAAAAAGTAATTTAAAAAATAACTCATGGCCTTTATTGGTACCTTTAGCTAGATAAAGTGACTTGACATTTTTAATTAACTTTCTTTTATCAATACCGTCATCTAAAGTTTCTGGTAAAGTATTTAAAAATTCATTTCTAAATTTTGTTAAGAAATTAGAAATTACTTTGTCAGGATCCCTAAAATTTAATAACTCTTGTATGTTTGTTACAGGATTTGGTCGATAATTATTAACAATGGCTTTTGCGTTAGAAGAAGAACCAACAATCGCTTCACCAATTATAAATTTGTCTTGTGACGAAATATAAAGGTTGCCATTATCTAAATCTTCGGTTAAAATAGTGGATGTTGCACCTGATGTTTGACCAGTTATAGTTTCACCTCTGGTAAATTTACCAAAGGTAGTATCTTCTAATAAAATTTTATCACCACTATCGAGTGATGTTCTGTCTGTATCTATACGAGAAGCATCTAGTAATAAATTTGAAACTCTTGTTGTTTCTGTTTCTAATCTTAAACCATCAGTATTTTCAACTTGTGTAACGGCCAATTCAGCCGATTCCATAAAAGTATAATATGCTTTTACAAATTCTAAAAATTTAGGATGGTCAGAAACAACAAACTCTGGGGCTTGACTGTTTATGAGTGTAGATATTTTATCAGTAAACTTGGCCATCTGATATTATCCTTATGTGTTGTAACTAGAAACTGAAGTATATCCTACACCGGCGTCAGCAGAACCTCCAACAAATGTATCAGCTTCAACTGTTATTGTTGAGTTTGCTATGTCAATGTTTAAAATTTGGTCTCTTACAGGAATAATGTCATTTGATTCAGGTTGTGTTGTAATTTCTATTACGGATGTTGTTGCACCTCTTATATTTTCTAAACTAGAAATACTTAAAGAAGATACTACGATTTCGCCTGATGTATAATTAACAGTACCTTGATTATTGTTTACATAGTTTCTTGTAGAACCTGTCAAATAATATCTTCTAATATTTCCTAGTCCGTCATCATCAAGGAAATAAACTCTATCTTCAGCATCACCAGATATTTTAAATCCTGAAGTAGATATTACCCCGCCTTGAGCCGATTTGTGTTCTGGATGTGGATTGTAAATACCATTTCTAAAATAAATGTTATATCTCGCTGAAGTATTTAATTGTGGTGTTAATGTTTTTCTCATTCTTAAAGTTGTAATATTTGATAAAATACTCGCATCTGTATCATCAATTAATCCTGTCACTTTAGAATATCTAAAAATACCATCAAATTGATTCAAAGTGTTATTATTGTAATTAGTCAAAGCTGTGATAATATTTGATTTCAATGTATCGGCAGTTTTAGATGTAGAATTTTCATTAAATCTTATTGTAGATGTTAAAAGAATTGATGTTGTTTCCGGGTCAACAATTTCTGGACGAACAGACGCCACATTAAATTTTTTCAACTGTGTAATTATACTTTGTTTAGTTGTATTTGTTAAAGTTGAACCTGAGGCAGCTTTAATTGCTATCTTAATTGCACCATAAACGGGAGTTTCATCATCTTCACCACCCCATGCTGAAACTGATTGAGCGTTTGGATATAATTGTTTTACAAGTGTTTCATAGTCTGTAGTTGTTACAGCTCTATCTTGTCTTGCATATTGTAAAGGTGCATTATATCTAATCGACTCTTTAGATTGTGCGTCTGCACCGCCTTGAGCATTTGAAACTGTGGTAATAGCAACATTTGAAAACCCGTCAATATCACCCGATAAAGTAAATATACTAGCACCATTAGCTTCTGTTCTATTGGTAACAATATATTCTAAGATTACAATATTGCCTTCTGATAAGTTTTGACCAATGATACCATCACCAAAATAAACTTCAAATTTATTATCTTCAGATTCTTGTAAAAAATAAACTTTAGATGTTCCATTTAATTCTGAATAGCCTGAAGCTAAAGAATAAACATTTGTTGTTGTGTCTGAAACAGAATTTTGAATTGTAACTTTTAATGTTGTTGTGTCAGCGTTAGCGTTAGGAATAATAAATCTCTGGTCAGCGTCACTTGTATCCACGGTATATTTAAAAGTTACTAAAGTGCCTTCAAAAATATTAACATTGGAAAAATTATAAACACCAGCAGTAGGTTGAATAGTATAACTTTGATTTGTTACAAACTCATAAGAAGTACCATCAACTGATGTTGTAAAAACTGTACCCTTGTCCAATGTTAAAGAAGCTGTACCTGCTGTAACATTGTTTACTCTAATTGATAAATTAGCTGTTGGAGTTTTAGGAGATGTAGGTGTATAACCTAACATCTTAGCTAATGAAACAATATTTTTTCTAATGTCTGCACTATCTAAGTACATTTCATTAGCTAACATATTAGCATTAAATCCTAGGTAGTGAGTATTGTAGGCAAGTAAGTCTAAAAGAACGGCAAAACCAGAACCTTCAAAATCATAATCCTGAAATTCTGATTGACTTTGTAAAAAAGTTTTTAGATTTGCTTTGACATTATCAAAGTCGAATTCTGATACTGTAAGTTTATTTGATGCCATTTATTTACCTAATTCTTTGTAATGTTGTTGTGACAGAAACGGGATTTGGTAGATTTAAAACATAAAAATTAACTTGAACATCAATTGCGTTTCTATCAGGTTGTTCGTTAACTGCGATACCAGAAACTCTTGCTCTTGGTTCGTAGTTGTCTAAAACTTCTTGTACTTTTCTTCTAATAAAAATGCCTGTCAAAGGAGTATAGTTTTCAAATAATAATTCTCTAACACCACAACCTAATTCTGGATGAAAAGGCCTTTCATAGAAGTTTGTATTGATTAAGTTTCTAACACTTCTTTTAACTGCGTCAACATCTTCAAACTTAACTACATCATTAGTAATC